AGAGAGTTGAATACCCTACCTTTGGAAATTGAACGTGGAGCTAGGTCAGTTGATGTTGGTATTACTCCATATACACCACAATTAAGCTTTAATCAAGAGCAAGAATCTGGTGGCAAATCAATGAGGTCGTCAAAAAACTTCCAATACAATCTCATATTCCCAGCATTTGGTGTATTAACACCTGGCGCAACAACTCAAATTGATAGTGTGATTCGTACTGTTTCTGGTACTAGTGCTGGTGGCAACGAAACATCATTTGTGGATCAAGGTAGTCAGCCAACTATATTGAATGCTTTCACTTCATTCGATTCACCTAGATTGGTTGCATCAATATATAATGAAATTGAATACTTACAGGACCTACCGAATAATAAGTCACTAACTATGGCTTTGACTTTTAAAAGTTCTAATCGTAACTTGAGCCCCGTGTTAGATATGACACAGGCAAATATCTTCACTTCTAGATCTACGCTAAACAATCCAGTTAGCAACTATGCAGATGATCCAAGAACAAACCAAATAATTGGTGACCCACATACATCAATCTATATTTCACAGAAGGTTGATTTGGATAGTCCAGCAACATCGCTCAAAGTTATCTTAAGTGCATATAGAGATGAGAGTGCAGACTTCCGAGTATGTTATAGGTTATTTTCTGCAGATTCTCAGGGAAGTACAGAACCTAGTTGGGTATTATTCCCCGGATATGATAACTTATTAGATACTACTGGTAATGGTATTGGCGATAAAATTATCGACCCATCCAAATTCAGCGGTCTACCTAATAAGAAGGTTCGTAGTAGTCGCCTAATTGGCACAACTGGTTTTGAAGATCTAGAGTATCTCTATGATATTGATTCTCTACCTGAGTTCTCAGCTTTCCAACTGAAGATTGTATTCAGTGGAACTAATGAGGCTAGACCACCATCACTCAGTGATATCCGCGCAATTGCTTTAGCATAATGGAAGACAAAAGAAAAAAGGTAGAGGGTCATAACACCCTCTATCGCACCGCCAAAGGATCTATTGTAAATTCTGATAAGGATGCTTACGAAGCATATATTACAAAACGTGCGCTCTCTAAAGCAAAAAATGAAACATTACAATGTTTGAGTGATGAATTGGCTACTGCAAAGGCAGAGATTGCTGAGTTAAAGTCTTTGATAAAACAAATTATCCATAAATAGAAATAGTACACAATTAACTTAAGTTCCATGGCTAGTGCCTACGTATCAAACATTACTATTGATCAAGGTGCTGACTTCTCGGCTAGCTTTAAGTTGGACGACGCCGGTACTGCTATCCCAATTAACTTGACCCAATTTAGAGGTGTAAGTCAATTGAGAAAGTATTACGGTGCTAAATTTGGTTTGGGGTTCGATGTCTCCATTCTAAATCCAAAGTCAGGTGAAATTATTATTAAGCTCACCGCCTCCCAAACTGCCCACTTGAAAGAGGGCAGATATGTATACGATGTAATATTGATTAATAAAGTAGACGGTAAAGTTTACCGCGCTGTTGAGGGGATGGCTTTAGTAAATCCAGGAGTAACAGACGTGCAATCAGGAATCATTCCACCTTCAACCCCACCGGTTGCAGTTGGACCAAATCCCCCAGAAAATCCAATCGAAGGAAATCTCTGGTGGAATACACACGAAGGTCGTATGTACATTTACTACACCGATCAAGATAGTTCACAGTGGGTACAAACTAACCCATCCAGCAAAGATAACGAGAGGTCATTCTAATGGCAAATTTACTCGACCAAATTGGACAAAGAAATGTTGTCCGTGTTCTTTCTAATGGTGTTCCATCGTCCCTAGAGGGTCTAACTGATACTGACTTTAATGGTATTAGTGATGGCTCTGTTCCAGTATGGAATGGGGATGTTTTTAGTCAGAAGGTTGACTCTTGTCAGTTAAATACATCATCCTGTATTCTCACTGTTGATCCTGTAACTAAAAATACAGCATTTACGGATACTCTAGATGGGGGTTTCTTCTAATGGCAAAGCCAAGTACAAGACAAGAGCTTGTAGAATACGCTCTAAGGCGTCTAGGTGCCCCTGTATTGGAGATTAACGTTGCCGATGAGCAACTGGATGATATTCTTGACGACACCATCCAGCACTTCCAGGAGAGGCATTACGATGGCGTCATTCGTACTTATCTAAAGTATGAGTTTACTGAAGACGACATCAAAAGGGGTACTGATTACAACCCATTCTTCCAAGCAGGTATTAGTACTGCTTCCCAAACATATCCAGGAGCTACTGGTGCAACTGTAGATAAGTTTGTTGAGAACTCAAACTACATACAGATACCCGATCACATTATCGGTATTGAAAAAGTATTTACACCCCCCAGTGCTACTGGTGGTGGTAGTGGTTACTATCCTGGTGGTGGTATCCTGGGTCCAGGAGCATCCTACTATGGTATGGATGGCTATGGCTATCTAGGAGGTATGGGTGGATTTGGTAATGGTGGAATGGTCACAATGTATATGGCTCAAATGTGGAAATCTACTTACGATTTTCTCGCCAACCCACCATCAATTATCAGATTCAACAAACGCCAGAATCGTTTGTATCTAGATGTTAACTGGAACAGACTCTCTGCTGGCGATGTAATTATTGTTGATTGCTATAGAGCACTAGATCCAGAGCAATTCTGTGAGATCTACAACGATAGTTGGGTCAAAAAGTATCTAGTTGCTGCTATTAAGAAGCAATGGGGACAGAATCTAATCAAATTCACTGGCACAAAGTTACCTGGTGGAGTTGAGATGAATGGAAGACAGTTATATGATGATGGTGTTAGAGAGCTTGAGGAAATCAAGAGCGATATGTCTAGCGCTTATGAATTACCACCCCTAGATTTTGTAGGATAAAACAATGGTTGTTAATCCCTTCTTTTTACACGGTTCTACACAGGAACAAAATCTACAGCAAGATCTGATCAATGAGCAGATCCGAATGTATGGTATGGATGTGTATTACATTCCCCGTAATTTTATTAGGGAAGCAACCATTATGAGGGAGGTAACTTCCTCTGCCTTCAGATCTTAATTTATTATTGAGGCTTACCTCAACAACTTTGATGGCTATGGCGGTCAAGGTGATATTATGTCTAAATTTGGTATCCAAGTTAAAGACGAAATCACCTTGACCTTATCAAGAGAGCGATATGAAAACTATATCGCTCCTTTCTTGAATTCTAGGATGTTATATCTTATGAATTCAGCAACCGACCAAGGTTCATTACAGACAATCCATAGACCTAGAGAAGGGGACTTAATCTATTTCCCACTAGGCAGAAGACTTTTTGAGATTAAATACGTAGAGCACGAGCAGCCATTTTATCAATTGGGCACGGGATATACTTACGAACTCCAATGTGAGTTATTTGAGTATGAAGATGAGATCCTCAATACGTCTATTGATGAGATTGATAGCACTATTATTAATAAAGGTTTTGTAAATACATTAAATATGGTGCCTTTGAGTAACAGGGCAGAAGCTACGGTTAAGTTAGATACTGGTTATATTAGAGAGTTAACTATCTTAAACGAAGGTAATAACTTCAAAGAAACACCATCAATTTACATTACCCCACCACCAGAAGGTGGAGTTGAGCCAAATGTTATTGCATTATTAACCAAAGCAGACTCTAATATCATTGAGCCAGCTATTAAACAACTAATTACATTTAATAGTGGTTCTGGTTATGTAGAAAATCCCAATGCTATCACTGTTGGTGGAGGTGGTGATGATTGTATAATTAGAACCATAGTTAATACTTTATCAATGGGTGTTGTTGAGTTTGAGATTACAAATTCAGGTGCAGGATACCCAGAAGATGCTGCCATCATTGTATATGATAAAGATAATAATCCAGTAGCTGAAGGTCTAGCATTGACTGACGGTGAAAAAATTGTATCAGCAATTATTAAAGATCCAGGTGAAGATCTATCGGAAGATGTTAATGTTGTTGTATCAGCCCCTGCCTCCAGTGGTGAAGGTGCTTATCTATACAATGAGATTATTATTGGTAAAGAATCTGGTATGCAGGCACGTGTGCGTGGTTGGAATGCTATTACTTGTCAGTTGGAAATTACTAACCTAGACCCAGAGAAGAAATTTATTAACTTCCAGCCAGGTGAAATTATTGAAGGTGAGAAGAGTGGTGCTAGGTATTCACTTAAAAACTTCAATGGTGACCAAACACCTGCTGATGGGTTTAGTCAAAACGATGGAATCCAAGAAGAAGCTGATGTCGTTGTGGATACAAATGAATATAATCAGTTCTTCAATCCTAACCAAGATTATTTCTCATCCGACAATCCATTTGGCGAATAAATAAAGTATACTGATACTGTTTATTGCTGTGGGTGAATATTTCTATCACGGAATATTTAAGAAGACTACTGTTGCTTTTGGTAATCTCTTTAATAATATTCAAATCCAAAAAGTAAATAACGCTGATAAGACTATCAACGTTATGAAGGTAGGTCTTGGTTATGGACCTACCCAGAAGTTTTTGGCTAAATTGAATCAAATGGGTGAGTTGGATCAGCCAACACAGATCACTCTACCTAGAATGTCTTTTGAGATGACTGGCATTTCTTATGATGCAACTAGAAAAACCAAGCCGACACAGACATTTAAAACTACAGATCGGGGGGAGAAGTTAAAAAAAATATACTTGCCCGTACCATATAATGTAGAGTATGAGCTTACCATTATGGCTAAACTCAACGAAGATTGTTTACAAATTGTAGAGCAAATCTTACCATATTTTCAGCCAGCGTATACAACAACGGTTGATTTATTGGAAGAGGTTGGTGAGAAGAGAGATATTCCAATTGTTCTAAACTCAATTAATTTTACTGATGATTATGAAGGTGACTTCAATAGTCGCCGTATCTTATTATATACATTAAGCTTTACTGCTAAAACTTATCTATTCGGTCCTCTTGATGAGACTGGTGATGGTCTTATTAGGAAGGTTCAGGTTGATTATCACACAACAACGAAGCGACCTGCTCCAAGGGAAATTAGATATACGGTTACTCCAGATCCAGTTGACGCTGGTCCTGATGATGACTTTGGGTTTAATGAAGAGACTGAACTATTCTTTGATAGTAAGGTATACAGTCCAACACAAAATATAGATTACACACCAGATAAATAACTTCAGTAAACCACATATTCCTGTGAGTAATTTCGATCCTATTGATGAAGCTCTGAATATTGAGTCTGAGATTGTTAAGCAACCAAAGACTTATGATCTAACTCGGATTGATGAGGAAGAACTTGTCGTTTCTGATCGGAACGATAAGCAGAAGGACTATGAGTATGCTAGGGCTAATCTATACAGCCTAATGGAAAAGGGACAGGAAGCCGTAGCAGGTGCCCTAGAACTAGCCCAGGAGGGCGACAGTGCCCGTTCATATGAAGTAGCCATTAATGGCGTCAAAAGTATGGCTGAGGTCGCAGAGAAGCTCCTAGACCTTCAGAAGAAGGTTAAGGATTTAGATGAGGTTTCTGTAACCAATACTCAAAATAATGTAACAAACAATTCCGTCTTTGTTGGTTCTACCACAGAATTGCAGAAGATGATTAAAGAGGGAATGCTAAATAAACTACCAGAATCGTAAGGCTATGGCTTCTAAAGATAAAAAGCATTGTAAAAAGTGCGACAAATCAAAAACTGACTGTACTTGCCCCAAGGGTAGTAAGGGTCGGTACTATACTCTAGATCACAGAGATATGGAAGATACTACAATGGATTCGGACCACGGTATGGAAGACGGTGGCATGTCTGAAGGTATTAGGATGCCCAAAGCACCTTCAGAAACTGATAAGAATATGAAGGATATGTCTGGGGATAGTAGAAAACGAACTCTTTCCAACTTTAAGGCTGCTGCAGATGATGCCAAAAAACGCCAGAAGTACAAAGATGAAAATGATGACCTTGCGGTTACTCGTATGAAGAAGGGTGTTCGTTTCTATGATAAAAAGGGATCTGGATATATGAAAGGCGGCAAAAAAACGTATGACTAAATAAGTGTGAAGGGCAATATAATGAAGGACGGCTTTATATGTCGTCGATGCAGTTCTTGAAGCCTTTCACATTATTTTATTAAATC